AATTGATAATGTTTTAATAGAATATAAAGAAATTATTAATATAATATATTATAAATGTATTTACCCAGCACATCATGCGGTGAAGTTGGTCTAATATTACATAAAATCTTAGACCAAATATTAGGATATAAAACAAATGGAACATTTGTAGAAATTGGTGCAAATGATGGAAAAACTGGTTCATTTACATTTAATTTGGCCCAAATTGGTTGGAGTGGTTTAAATTGTGAACCTATACCACGGCTTTTTGAATTATGTCAAAAGAATCACGCGCAACATCCTAATGTAAAAAATATACAAATGGCGGTCGGTGAGAAAAAAGATGTATTGGAAATTGTCGATGGCGGAACATTATCGACAATGGATACTGATACATTACAACTGTATTTACAAACGAATTGGGCAAAAAATTCTTTTCATAATACGAATCGTATCAAAGTCAATGTTGATACATTGGACTGTATTTTAAAAACCAACGCAATTGATAACATTGATTTATTTGTATTAGATGTCGAAGGGTTTGAGGAAAACGTATTGAAAGGTTTTACAATTGAATTACACAAACCCCAAATTATTGTTATTGAAATCGCAGACCAACACGAAACTTTTATTAATAATAAAGTTTTAATGACCAAATTCAATCGTTTACGCGAGTATTTTAATTTACACAATTATTCTTTATTGGTCAATGATATAGTTGATAATGTTTACGTTCGAAATGATATTTATAATCCAGCTGATAAAGCATTTTTTTCAAAACTTGTGAAGTTTCCGCAATTTAAAAATGAATAATTTATTTGATTATTTGATTTTATTGAATTTCTGATTTTATTAATTTTAAATTACTTCCTTGTATGAACAATTCATCAACACTCCAATAATGTTTAAAATTTATATTTTTTTCAAAAAAATTACACATATAATAATCAAAAGGAACGCCATAGTTCATTTCAATATTTTTCATATAGTTTAAAAAATCAACAATACCTTTATACGTCCATAAAAAACTATCCGCACAACGAGTATAAAATTTACGCGATAATCTAAATTCACTATCGACGTTAGATAAATCTTCAATATATTTGTCATCATTATATTTTATACGGTTCAAATAACCAGTTGAAGAATTAAAATTAGGCGTTTCCCATATTCTATTGTCATACATGCCTACATGAATTAAATCAAACTCTTTTTTTTTCGTATTAATAAAATCCAAAAACTTATTCATCTTTGTATGGTCCTTGCCGAGCATCACATCACTTTCAAAGATGAAAAATAAACTTTCATTATCTTTATAATTTTTTTCGATATCTGCCAAGACCGCTTTATAATTTAAAAAAAGTGAAAGTTCGGCTTTTTTCATCTGTAAATTGCGCAAGCGAAAAACCAATTGCTCTTTTATATGCGTGTTATACATTTTTTCCGTAATCGTATGTTTATAGGTTGGGCTGATATACGAAACATAATCAGCGGAGATGTTTAAATCGCAAAACATTTTTTTTAGCCTTACATAGCGCTCTGGCTCAAACGCAGGGTTCGATATACAATAAATGCGCGAAATATGCTTCCAGCATTTGGCTTCTAGCAAACACCGAATATCACGGGCAACAATAGCCAGTGTTCTTTCGAGTTTATTTTCGCCAGAGGAGGCAGGAAAATTCGGCTTATTCACCATGTCGAGAAAGGCTTGTGGACTAGCCCGAATTTCCATCATGCGTTGAATGACTGCGTCCATTTCGGCCTCACTATTCTCCGCCACTAAAGCCAAGATGCGTTCTTGATTAATGTAATCATAGATACGCGCCGACCCCCAATACACTGGTATGGTGTGCGCGAGGAGCCCGTGGATTATTTTTTCGGTTATGTACGTATCTTCGCGGCTATTTTCCATGGAAATAATAAATTTATATTGACTCACGTAATGCAAAAATTCGGGGGTATTGTAAGCATAGGGTATACAGCCATTTGTATTATTTTTGTACCCCCCCGCATAATCAATACGCATAACCTGTTCTAATTTTTGTAAGAATGTATTACGGACCAACCCACGTGGATTTGAAACTATCACGCACACATCTTTTGCGGGCATCGCATCGCGCTGTGCTGAATTCTCTTGCCCCCGATTCTCTTGCAACCGTTCTAGAAAATTATTACAATACATATAAGGGATAAATAGCGGTAAATTAATGACATTGGCGTGATTACGTTCGCCCCACAAAACACAGGTATAGTTATTTTTATCACATTTCAGGGTGGATTCGCCAGAAAATAAATAGGTATGTCGCCAAGTTTTTTTATCCACCACGGATGATACGCAACCAAGCAGCATATCAAATTCACATAACACCGAACTCTCCCCAAAGGAGCCCATATCACATGGTTCCTGATAGACCTGAGAAAATAAATCTAAAAAAAAACCCACATGTAATCCAGGATTTGTTTTCTCAAAAAAGCCTGAAAACCAGCCATTAAAACATATTTTCATTATATAAGTTAATACAATTATATATTTAAATATCAATTGTGATATTAAATATATATGACATTAGTTATTAATGACCATTGGTCGGGGTTTTTTTCTTGTTGTTGTGTGAGATTAGCACAAATTATCGATTATTGTATCATTCACAAAAAATCACCCGAGAGAATAATAAACAACAAAAGCTTTCTATTGTATAACCCAAATACAAATAATGATATAGTGCCTAATTTTTTTGCTACAAATAAAGAAATTAATATAAATTATGAAAAAAAAGTTGCGTGGGATATAGGTAATTCACAATTTATGAAGTATACTGAATTACCCTTAATCGATATGTATCCGTATGTTCAAAAGTTCTTTGCACCGAGCGAGAAAATACGCATGATAAAAAAGAGCTTAATTGAAAAGTATTCGATTAATTTGAATAATAGTTGCGCTCTTTTTCTCAGAGGAAATGATAAGGCGACAGAATGTAAAATACCAGACTATAATGAATATATAACACACGCAACCACTATACTACAAACTAATCCTTCTATCAAATTTATTATCCAATCCGACGAAACAGAATTTATCGATACGATGAAAAATAAATTTCCAAATAATATCATATTTTACGAGGAAATACGGGCAATCTCAAAAAATATAACAAGAACTGTCGATAATCATGGCCAAAATCCCGAAACTAATTATAAATATGCCTTGAATTTCTTGGCGATTGTATTAATCATGGCTGAAAGTAAATATGTAGTCTGTAATAGTGGGAATATATCTTTATGGATAGCTTTGTTTCGTCAAAATTTAGATAATTTTATACAATTATAATTGATGTAAAAGCACCGCAGACAAAGTTTCATAATTTTGATTTCTTATTTCTTCTAACTTTTTAAATGTATCCTTATTAAAAATTAAATCATAAAAATAATCATAATTGGTTAGCACTTCATTTACTTTATCGAGTATAGTATCATAATTTTCCCAAATGACAAAATCACTATAGGGTACCAATTGGCTTAATGGTGAGTGTTCGGAAATAACAATAACACCACATTCTAGCGCAGGTAATACTCTTAATTCTTCAAACGTATGATGATGGTCAGTTTGATGAATATTTATTAAAATTTTTGTATTTTTATATAATCGTTGTAAATCATTTTTTTCAAAACAATTATTTATATTAGTATGCGCAATTTTATATTGTCTGGTCTTCTCCAATAAAGCGAGTCGTCTTGGTTCGTGTATATTAATAAACGTGGTTAATGTGTTAATAGTTCTATTTTCTTTTATAAAATACAATTCATATAAGGATGGCGCTATATATATCATTTTTTTAGCAAATATATCAAATAATCTACTTTCACTCACATTGTAAATATTTGGATTACTGTAATCAATAATAATATCAGCGTTATTTAATTCATTGTATCTATCTATTCGGACCAAATAATTACTATTATCGTTTGCGTCCTTGATATTGCCAGCGGGTGAACCCTCCGCGCCCCTGCCATTTATTTTAACTAACGTATGTTCATAATTAAAATTAATTCGAATCGTTTTATTATTATTCGGAAATGTATAATTTTCATTACTAAAATTAATATTTATTGTGACTTCATTATTTTCTAAAATTTTTTTGATTAGTATAACAATATATTGATAATAATCATTAATGGAATTGTATTGATTTATAAAATAGATACATGATTTATTTATTATTAACAACATATATTAAGTATTAAATACGCACTATTTAATACTTAATATGGAAAACATTGGAATTAGTCTCGGTTGGCGATGTGGAGCGGTTGAAAGCGCAATAAATATATTAAATCTTCGAATTACCAAAAAACAAGGTTATAAAACATGTCCATTTGATATAGGTGTATTTAATTATATCGGTGTATGTAAATGTCTCGAAGATAATTTCAAAAATTTTACAAATCCAAGTTATTTAACTTTAAAAAAGGCACCAAAAATGAAACAGCATCTAGGAGATAATCAAAATGATGATGAATATTTTATATTTAATACCTATTACAATTTTGTTTTTAATCATGAAAGCCCTGGACACGGTAATTTATATAAATCAGAAAATTGGGAATTTGGTCCTGACCATTTTATTAAAAATAATTTTGAAAAATTTATTGAAAGATATGATAACCGAATTGCTAATTTTCGAAATTATTTAAATTCAGGTCATCATATTAATTTTGTCTTATTAAGATACAATGATATTCCGTGTAAATTAGAAACGATATTAAACACTCATTATCCTACCTTAAATTATAACATACATGTATTAATAAAGCATAGTTCGGAATCTTTAAATTTAACCAGAACAAATACTGCCGAGGGTTTAAATAATTTTGAAAAAACATATTTGGCTTATATGAACATTCAGGAAAATGAATACCCCGAAGAGTATGCTCGATTTAATAAAGAAATTGATACAAATATGTTTGACACGAGTAATTCGCGAATAATATTAAAATAAATAATAGTTCTATTATAAAATGGATGATAATATACTATTTATAATAGCAGTCAAATATTATAGAACGTATAAAAGTTATGTTAAATATTATGTAGATAATATTCAAAAATTCTATAAAAATAGCTTTATATTACTCGTTGATAACAATTCCAAATATATTACCGACCTAACCACTTTATTAAAAGATTATTCAAATCTGAAAATTATTACAAATGATTCAATATCTAAATTTGAAATCGGAGCTTATAATGAAGGCATCCGCTATCTATTGCAAAATAATATGTTAGACAAATATAGTTATATTGTTTTTTCTCAAGATACATTTGTCCTTAAAAATTATTTTAATTTTGATTCTTTAAAAAAGAAGAATATAGTTGCATGTTCATTTAATCATTGGGATAATTATCAAAATAAGTTTGAATGTAATAATCACCCCATTAACATAGCAGTATTAAACCGAATTGATTTATACAATAAAGCCGAATCCTACAATTTATGTTGGTGTAATTCCTTTATATTACATAATTCCCAGATAATGAGCTATTACAATATTGTTAAAGATATTGTTGTTACGAGTAGATTCGACGGAAGTATCCAAAGTGAGCGTTTTCTTTCCAATATTTTATATTATTTGAACAATAATAAATATATTTCAATATGTGGGGATATAGATACGATTGGTTCATTAGGATATGATTGCTGGACAGTAGATATAGAAAATTTGAATGTTAACAACTTTTTTGTAAAAAGAGTTCAACAAAAAAATGAATCAACAAGAGATGAATAAATCAGGTTAATGTGAAGTAGTATCTTTTTCAATGGCATAGGGATGCCATGAGCATTGATGAAAAAACCGCCGCCAATAACAATAGGTTTCATAATCATCTGGCGTGCCCCAACAAATATAATTTTCTACTTCAAATACCTTTACCCGTAAGCCACCTTGTGTAATATTTTGCTGAATCACATCATCCACATAATATTCGCCATTGGTACGAATATTTTGTTTATAATTTTCAGCCAGTCCCTCTAGAAAATAGCTCGCTTTTCGAAAAAACATGGTGCCAATAATGACATGACTTTGCCGAATATCATGCACCCCTTCTATAAATTTTTTACACGAAACCCTTTTCACAAAATCCTGCTCATCAGTTTCAAGCCACGCATACATATGTGGATTATTTCGACTGGTCGGGTTATTGCGAAAGGTCCAAACAATAACATCAATTGTTTCATCATCTAATAATTTCTGATATTTCGCTTTATCATAATAAACGCCATTATCACATGCGCTGATTAAAATGGGTTTATCCAGCCTGACTTTACTTTGGCGAATACCTATTTCACTTGTACAGGCTTGTCCTTGGGTTATTTCTTCTACGGTTTCAATCTGACAGCATTCAAATGTGTTTTTTAATTCAGCGCCGACATTATACGTTTCCAGATGCTCTGCTAAACAAATAAACACTTTCTGGGTGGTAGCTGGCAGACAATTGACCGCTTGGACAATCATTGGTTTTCCATTCACCGCAATTAGGGGTTTAGAAACCGTATAACCTTTTTTGGTAAAGCGACTGCCTGCGCCAGCCATGGGCAATATTAAAGTTGTCTCCAACATATCAGCTGGGTTCTCTTGTGGAGTCAGGATATTGCGAAAATATTTGCTCCAAGCGTTATACACTTCTAAATCGTATGGCGTCCCCCACTGCAACATGTGGTCTATTTCAAATATAGAGACCCCGAGGCCATCTGCCACCAATAAATTATACACCATGCTCACATAATATTCCCCACGGACTTTCATGACCTCACCCATTTCCATGGCTTGCTTAAAATATTTTTTCAGAATGGCGCCACTTTTAAAATAATAGGTCCCATTGGAGGCGTATTCCTGGAGACGGTCATTCGTAAAAGGCTGTTTTTCTTGAATGGCCGCCATCCAGCGGGTACCCTCCCCAGTTTCTTTTAAAAAAGCATAGTTATCGGTACCGAGCATATGCGGATGAAAACCGCGGTAACACGCCATCGCGCCAGCTGCTCCGCGCGCCTGCGTATCTTTTAAAAATTCCTCATAATTCCACGCCGTCCCGTAATCACAATAACTAACAATCACTTCCGCCTCGTCCTCAACGTGGTCAAAAATTAAAGAGACCGCGTGAACGGGTCCTTCCCGCCCTTCGACGGGCACTTCATAAATTTTTCCTGTTGGACAAATACGCTGTAACGTCGCGCGCATATTCGGACCCACCGCATCATTCAAATGTTTATCATTACAAATAAATGAGACATTCGTTTCGCCGGGGAACAGATTGACCACATGTTCAATCATTGGTTTTGCGTCGACTTCAATCATTGGTTTGGGTTCGTAATAGCCAGCACTAACAAACCTTTCGCCTAAGCCAGACATGGGAATAATGATTTGAACCATTTTAATAATATAAACTACAAATCTTTATATTATGAAACTCAAAAACAACCGCTTATTTTTTAATCATAAATGCGGTAGGCGCCATCCAGTTTGTACTTTTAATCGTATATTCCAACTTTTTTTCTTTTAAAAATCGGTCAACCCCATTTGATTCATCAAATTTATGATATTCATATTCGTCAAATATGATATAACCGCCTGGAAGTAAATTATCCCACAAATTCATTAAGGAATGATACACAGGTTCATTTAAATCCAAATCTACATAAATTAATGCTATTCTAAAACCCGGATTATTGGTAACGAATGATTTTGTTGTTTTACACACATCTCCTTCAACTAATAAAAATTTTGAAGAGTCTGTATTAATATTTTTTAATTTATCAGAAACAGTTGATAAATTTAATTCATTTGAATCAACCTTTGAATATACCGTCTGCATGGTTTGCCCATTTTCATACGATGAAACAACCTCATTCAAACTATTGAATAAATCAAATCCTATTATTTTTTTATTAGAGTGCGTACAGAATATTTCAATAAATTTTAAGAAAGTAGCCACACCCGAACCTTTAAAAACACCAAGTTCAACTATATCACCTGGCAAATCTTTTGTTGATTCAAAAAATTTATACCTGTATAAAAGTTTACCTAACACTTTTATATCTTTGTCAAAAATAAACCCATTAAAATTATCATATAAAGATTGGGAAGGCATATTTTTAACATTATTATTACAAATTTCTTTTAGGCTTTTATCTTCCGATTCCATGTTATAATTTTTAATCCATATTATAATTTTAAATCAATTTTGCCACTTATCAATATTATAAACTTTGGTACATATCATATCCAGTTCGATTTGATTCGCCTTAAAAAAAGCTTTATATTCTTCTATTTTCTCTGGTTGCTGCTGTAATTCCGGCGAGACAAAACAAAGTTTAAAACCAGCGGCTTTCAAAATATGATATATGTCTTTCGTCAAGGGATTCTGGGTAAAACAATCTATCCAAACCCATTTTACGCGACCCTTCATCGCCAAAAGCGTATCAATGCCTTCATATTCCGAAAACCGTAACGCTATATTCTGCTCCCCCTCGCTACTCAACTTATAAATCATTGGAAAAGAAGAATCCAAGAAAAAATAGTTGCTCACACCATATTTTCGCAGTAATTCTAGCACTCGATACTCAATGCGTTCACTCTTGATATTCAAGATAAGAAAGGCGTGCCGATAATGTTGTAAAAAAATCTCAAATAATTCGCCCATAACAAATGGGTCATGCGCCATATAAATATTACCACCAACGTCGTCTCTTAAATCAAGTTCAATGCCATAGGCAACTGGAATTGCTTTTAATTCTGCCACAGTATTAATACGGTGACAGCAATAAAGCATTATAACTAATAAACCGTAAATATTTAAATATAAAACCAATTCAAATAATAATGAAAATTAATCTATTTAAAACTCAAGATATACATCAAACATTATTTGAAGTAGATAAACATGGTCGCGAAATAAATATATATGAATTAAAAGATTGTGCCGCAACAGGTATCAACTTATTCTATCCCAATGTTTTATTAAAACTAAACAAAAACCCAACAGAGTGCGTATTGCCACTCTTAGAACGCACCATGTCTTTACAAGCGGGAACGGTTTATGAAAAAAATGGAATGACATTTGAATGTAGCGCTACAAATACAACCACTATCTATACCAATCCACTCTTTTTTTTCATTTACAATACCGATAACTATTTTCATTTTCTCTATGATTCCTTGCCTTATTTAATATCCTTTCTCTCTTTAAAAAAAACACTTCCCGCTTTAAAACTCTTAATGCAATATCCCAATGAGCAAAAAAAAGAAATTTACCCCTTTGTCCTAGAATTTCTCGCACTATTGAATATAACCTCAACCGATATCATTCTGATAAATAAAGAAACCCAATACGAAACGGTCTATATTTCGACCTCGTATACCCACGATATTGATTCAAATTTACCACCGCGCAGAGAGATATATGAATTCTATCAGGACCTGGTAAAGAGAGTGAAAGAGCGTTATTTACATACCGAGTCGAACCAATTGCCGAAAAAACTCTATGTATCCCGGCGGACGCATTTACATAATGATTTCAGTAATATTGGCACTAATTATACCACCCGTCGAAAAATGACCAACGAAGATGACTTAGTCGCACAACTCTTACAAGCGGGTTATACTGAAGTGTTTACCGAAAAATTAACGACCATTGAAAAGATAATTTATTTTGCGAATGCAACTCATGTCGTCGGTGCGATTGGTGGCGGCATTTCCAATGTGCTTTTCTCACCACCTACCACCAAATTAGAAGCCATTGTTTCGCCGACCTTCTTGGAGGTTAACCAACGCTTTAAATATAGTTTGGACTGTGTCAATGTAGCTTATAATGAGAACACGGAACATACTGAACATGGGCAATTTAAGCGCTACATGCGCGTAAAAAGTCAGGATGGAAAAATAATCGGAGAGATTGAAGATATCAATGAAAATGAGAATACATTGTTAGTATCCTATACACTAGATGCTTCAAATACTGGCTGGAATGCGCAAAATAAATACCAGCAAATAAAATTAAATATGAAGGAAGTCGAAAAATTAGACAAAGGGTTGAATAGCGCTTGGCGTTTAATTATAAATAAATAACCCTATAATAATTTTCTATATTTCTCGGCATCCCAATGATTTAAAAAGCAAATTTCTGCCATGGATAAATACGTCTTTTCTAGACCATTATCCAAAATTATTAAATTGGCCTTTAAGACCTCTTCGGTTTCTTTACATTTATTTAAAGTATGACTGGTTATATAAAGGTGTTTTCCTAAAACTATAATTTTTGGCGGTTCTTCATACTTGGATTTATAAAGGCCTATTTCAGCTTCAAACTGTAAAAAATCATCAACAGACAATATCCGAATCCCACAATAAATTAATGCGTCAGGAAAGGTAATATTTTCTTCCAACAATGCTGAGTTTTTACTCACATAATTATTAATTACGCTATCCTCGCATAAATAGGAGACATTGTTTATACCAAAAACCGTATTAACCACACGACTTATTCTATTGGTATTTTTATATTTATCAAAATTCATAGCGGGATACATCTTTTCAAACCGCAGTAGAACATCCTCTAATAAGGTGTAGATTTCCTTTATCTCATCACTGGTTATGATTAAACCATGATTTATTAAGAAAATGACATTTTCGTTAGTGTAGTTGCGTTTTATTTCCTGACAGACTTTTATACCGGGTGTCAGGTAATCAATAATCAATCCTGCTGGATATAAGTTTTGGCATATTTCTCTTGCGTTTTTCGCAATCAATAAGCGATTTAATTGAATTGGATGTAAATGAATCGTATATTTTTTTAAAATTGAGTGCATATAGGTTTCAATCGAAGCACGTTTCGTGCCGAGCACATTATAATTTACTATATTCGCCGCAATTGTTTCGGCCGCAATATCCTTTTTAATTTTTTTATTATCCAACATGACATAGCCATTATTTAAATCGATGGCTGACAAACTATAACCAGAGGCTTTAATAAAGAGCCAATCATCTATTTTCACAGAAGAATTACCACCACCTGCTTGAACCAAATCAAATCTCTCTCCACAATATTTTGATAGTCGTTCAAATGTAGCCAGCTCAGCATATATTTCCTTAAACTTTAAATGTAGTGCGGTAAAATCATTGAATTCTTCGCCAATGCCCTTCTCATAATGACCCACAGGATTAAACCAATAACTGAATATATTCAGCTGTGTTGCTCCGCGAATATCCTTTTCGTAGTTATCGCCGAGCATAATAACTTCGCTGGCATGTAAATTCATTTTTCGCAAAATCGTTTGAAACATCTGTTCACTTGGTTTCTCAATACCCACTTCTTCACTCGTAACAATAACATCGATATACTCTACTAAGCCCAATTGTTTCAATTTAATAATTTGATACTCGGTTTCATAATCGGTTAATATACCTATTTTTTTCCCTAGCGTTTTATTCCATCGCATAAATTCTTTGACACCTTCATAACATTTCATTGTCTGGTAAAACGAATGCCAATAGAGAGAATTTAATTCTGGTAATAATGTATAGGAAACATTCAAATTTTCTAATAAATGTTTAAAATAGATGCTCTTATTGTGAGCCGAAGCCGTCAACCCTAATTCATTTTTTAGTTTGGCTGAAATCGAAGAATATATATCATGTATCAAATTATAGGAAAGGTTATTACTCAGAGACACTAAAAATTCTAGCACATCTCTCAAGGCGGTTTCGTGGCACTTATCATAATTATATAAGGTACCATCCAAATCAAAAATTAAACCATTATAAAACATGTATAGTGAATGTAAATGTTTTATAATTATATCGTTTTTTTCACATTTAATACAAAAAGTTTAATTACATCTTTATAATCGCATAAGTTTTCAAAATATATATAAATCTCGTCTTCTTCTGTTGCGATTCTTTTGAATTTTATTTGTTGGCTATTTAATTTCTGTATAATGGGATTTATACTATATTTATTCTTAACACCAATTTTAAAATACATGTCTATTGTCTCTGTTAATGAAAAATCATCGACCATAAAAGGTTTATTGGTATATAAATGTATGATTATATCGGCTGTCTTTTTTTGTGGATAAATATATTTTATAAAATCCTCTTCTCTCAATTTTATTTGTTCCATAATTTTCTCGATTGAATACCCGCGTTTTTCTATATCTCGTTTAATCTTCCAAGGAATTCGTAAGTTTTCGTCCGTATCCATATAAATTTTAATATCAATTGTGGTTTCAGATAAATATAGACTATGTAACCCACATACGATAATATTTTCGGCTGGTTCAATCGATATTTTATCAGTGAACTTGCCAGTTGTATGGTCATAATCTACCTGATAAATCGTATTACCAATTTTCAGGTCAAAAACATCTTGCTGCATTTTGGTGAGATAATTTGCAGCTGGGTTTAAATGTGTATAGGTGGTCCATTGTTCACTATTTCGCTCCCATTTATGATACCGGTCGCATTCCAATAAAAAACTATCCTGAAATAAATCTTTTAATATAGTTGAAACCGTGGTTTTGCCCGAACCTGAATCGCCTGTAATCGCAATGGTATTACAAATAGATAATATAACCATAAAATTTACATCAACCAATTCATACGGAATATTTTTCTCTATTAAATAATGCGCTAACAATGTTTCATTCGCCCTACCATATAGTTTGACCAATCTAGTGATATGGTTATAGTAATCAAAATATTCATTCATAACGGTTGGTGCGCCATAAGCTATAATATCGCAAATATATTTATCATCTGCTCTAGCTAATTTTTTCATATCAATTTTACTATCCAATGGAATATATATTTTATCGGCGGCTAAGTCATAAAAATTCAAGGTCTCTATAACATGTACATCCGGGCGCAGCTTGACAATCACATCATAGGTGCTATTTTCAATCGCATTTATTTTTTTTCTTTCTTCATTCAACCAATAATATTTATAATTTTGATTTAATAAGTTATTCAATGTTTTATCCTGGGTAAAGTTCAAATTATTTGACGTTAATAAAATTTTGGGTTTTAATTCCTTTTGAATAAATTCAAGTGATATTTTATTATTCGAATATTTGCTATCCGAATCATCCGTCGTTATATGGATATAAATATCACATTCATTTTGTTGAATAATATTTTTTTTTATATTTTCGATATTTTCCGTAAGACCTCTTAAATAACCCGCAATGATTAGGGCTATTTTCATATACAAGAAAGCCTAAAATATTTTATCAATAGTTGCGTATTGTATGTGTCTCTCTCTAAAAATGGCGTCCAGTAATCGATGGTAATTATTGAAAGACACTTTTTTAAAAAATTAAAGGATTTATAATGTTAAACATGGCTGAATAAATACATCATTAAATATTTTCATAACTTTTTCTGGTGTAGAATCTGTATAAGCATTCCAGTCTTTCTTACACATTTTATCTTTATCAAAAGATAAAATTATATGACTTAAATCTGTTTCATTTGTATACCATATCGCCTTGTCACCTAATTTATATACGTGTCCTTTATACCCAATATTTGTACATAGTATCGGTTTATTTTTGCTTGAAAATTCACCTTGCGATAAACTATATACTTCCCCGTCACTTCTTCCCCAAATCATAGCATCACATGTATTAATAAATTTTGTTTTTATATTTAAATCGATAATCATGGGTAAATGAATAATATTTGGTAATGAATTACAAAATAATTCAGTGTTCATAAATAAAAAATAAATATGCGGATTTGCCTTAGCAATAGCATAAACTGTTTTTTGTACAAACGGTATATCAAATTGTTTATAACCACCATATCTTCCAAAAACGCATGAATTATCTGGAATATTTAATTCTTTTCTAAAATTTTCAGTATGATTTGGTAAATTTATAATATGCGGAACATATGGATATTTACCATTATTATTATTCACCCACGGTGCGATGGATGCATAGACTTGGCCATGTGGAGAATTACAATTAAAAACACAATGAACTACGTTTTTACAAACTTTACTTAACTGTCCGTCATAATCACCAGCTTTAATAATATAGATTATATCACATTTTTCTTGAGATAATATTGTATCTACTTTTGACCAATTATTTACGGATATAACATTAAACCTATCTGTAAATTTTTTAATAGCATCTGCTTTATTTGAATAATGTGTATTATTATATAAAATAATCGATTCATTTCCCAACAAAACTTCATTATAATGCGCATAATCATATAAAGCAACACTGGTACCACGTTCACCTAATCCATTATCCCAAAAAGCAATTTTCACCATATAGTAATAAATAAATATATTCTTTATATATTTATTTAAGCTTTCTCTCTTTTCTTCCACTGTTGACATAGGGGCGCTACCCTACAACCCCGTATGTAGTGCTCCGCTTAGCTGGTCATCCTTCTCAAACGAGGGGGTCTGGGGGAGGCACTCCCCCACTCACTTCCCCGTCGACCCAAACCCTCCCGCCCCCCTCGCAGTCTCATCCAGCTCCTCCACCAGCTCCACCCGCAAGGGATAGGTCACGTTTGGTGGGCAAATTTGCACAAGCTGCTGCCCTTGCTCCACCTTAAAATTCGGCGATCGGATATTATCAAAGGCGGCAATATAGTTACCGCGATAGCCTGCGTCAATGAGGCCAATCGAGTTCGCCAAGCGCAGGGGGGTCTTGGTGCCGGTACTGGAGCGCGGATAAAGAAAATAACCGACCGGTATAGTATACCTAATATTGGTCTTGACCTGTTTATCGTATTCGATAACAATAAAATCCATCGCACCGCGGACGCCCAAGTCAATTTTCGCTGTACTTAAGCCTGCGACCTCGACCTCCTCCGGACAAAATAAATTAAAACCCGCGTCAAAATAAGGCGCCTCGTCGATACTTTTATTATGTGCGTCCGCGGCGTCCATATACATTTTGCGGAGGCCCATGGGCAGCGCAGGGGGGAGGTTTAAACGGAGAAGGTAGTACATCGTATACCATATAAAACCAGAACGTTTTATATAGTTTTTACAAGTCTATATGTTTATCCCCCCTAACCCACTACTGCATCCGAGAGCGGGTGCCCCCGCAAGACTTCATCGGGAAACGTGGGCCCGATTTTGCGCATAAACAAATAGTCCTGGTCCTTTTCGGCCCGTAAAGCTGCCACCACCTTTTCATCTTCCGCCGTCCACTCGTGAAACGTATAAGGACTGCCGCCCCCTGGCGACCGCGC